GTGCGATAGCTTGCAGGTCTTTTTCTTCTAACATAAAATTCTCCTCTCTATTTCCGTTCCCCAAAGTTAAGTTCTAATCTGGTTTATCTAGCAGCCGCCCTATTTTCCGGTCCCGCCTGACATCATGAGCACACCATTCTTTGGCACCGCATTTCTGGCAGGGCTGGGAATAATCATATTTGAATACATTAACCCGACTATCATACCCAATAGGCGGTCAGTCAGAGAGGCAGCGCCCACATATTACGATTGTTTCAGGTGACTTATATCC